CTCGCGTCCAACAAAGGCTGCACTGTTTGTTGCAAGGCTATGCTCCATCGTTTTCCAAACGAACGATGGCAGTGGCGGCAAAATTGGGAACCGGGAAATCAGGTGGGGGCGGCGCACCGCTTACGGTGGCCCCGGCCCCGCCCTGGCTTGCGGCGCCGCCGCCACCGCCGCCGCGACCGACATGGGCGGGTGTGCCAGCGCCGCCACCGCCGCCGGCAACAAGGAGGGCGGTTTCTAAGCTGACAGAGTCAATAAATACGCCCGATAGCCCGCCCCCACCGCTGCCGTTGACGCCCGAACCGTTCTGGCCAGCCTGCCCGACTATGATTTTCAGCGCAGTGCCAGTTTCCAGATTGAAGGTGGCAATGCCGTAGCCACCCCCGCCGGCACTACGCTCAGCGTGCGGTGTTTGTGAGACACCGCCACCGGCTGCCCAGAGCTTAAGTTCAACGGTACGGGTGATGCTTCCGGAGTCAGGCGCGACGCATGCCCGTTGGCTGGCGAACAGCATTACTCGTCCACCAGATCGCCAGCGAGGCGCCACACGGTTGCAGAGCGCTTGCGCGCATAAATCTCAGCATACTGCCCGGCCGATTTGAGCTTACCGCCCCGGCTTTGGATGGACAGCCCGCCGGCTGCGGCAAAGGTGATCTGCCCAACTCCCTCAGGCGAGAAGCCGATCACGCTGCCGATGGGCTGGTTTTGCAGGGTCACAGTTATCGCGCTGGTAGCCGTAAACTCCTTGTGCTTGCCAACATCCGCATCCGTCGTGCTGTAGGCTGTGGATGCGCTGCTCTCGATGATCAGTAGATGCCCGTAGATTTGCTTGAGGTTGGCGTTCAGGTGCCCGCCCAGCTTCGGGGCGACATCCTCCTCGATCTTCGTCGATTGATCCCACTTGACCCAAGTCGTGCCGTTGTAGATTGCGCGGTCGCCAACATCCCATTCATCCACCCCATCAAGGTCGGTCGTGCCGGCCGTGGTGACGAGGTAGTAGTCACCCTTCGTCGGAGTGGTGGCGCTGATGTCGGGTGCGTTTGTGGTGGCGTTCCAGTCGGCCACGAAATTGAAGCCGCCTTGTGCGCTTTCCGGTATCTGGGAAAGCGGCAGCTTGCCGCTTCCATCCAGGGTCGCAATTCCGTTCGCTTCGCCCAGGGCTTCAAATCGAGCGTAGATGGCATCGGCCGCAGCTTCATCCAGCAGGCCGGATGCGAGAAGCGCTGCGGTCAAGTTTGCGAACGTGATCTGGTAGATATCGGCTGGGCTGGCATTGGGCTTCCATGCCGGAAGGAGGTCGTTGGCGGCCAGCACTGTTGTTGGGTCGAGTTCCGCAAGCGTCTTAGCCATTGACCAAAATCCCCTCTCCCGCGGCAGTGACGATGCGTTCGCCTGCAGCGTTCACAAGCCAGTTGCCCGCGCGGGCAACGACTTCGGTGCCGGCGGGCTTGTATCGCTCAATCAGGCAAAGGATCTCGTCCGCGCCGGTGGTGTAACCGAGGGGTTCTCCGGCGCGCATCTCACCGGCAATGGGCGGATATGAAACGACATCGCCTACCGTCACCCGCCAATAGTGACGGGCATCGCCCGGTACCACCGCGCCAGCGCGCGAAGGACCGATCCAATGTGTAACGAAATCGTCCGCCTCAATGATGTGCCCTACAGAGGCAAGAAGCGATACGAAGTAGGCGGCCGACTGCCCGCCTACGGTCGTCAGGCGCAGCAGTAGCAACTTGCGGCGCTCTGCCATTGTCTGCACCGCGGGCGAACAATCGTCCGGCAATCCTGCATCGGCTTCCCAATCGGTCATCATTTCGATGGTGGTCAGCGGGTTTGCCTGATGCGGGAACTGATCGCCGCGGGCATGGGCCGAAGCGAAGATCTCAGCCCACGCTGCCAGCAATGTTGTCTGCCGCAACCCATCTTCGCGCGGCCATGCGGGGCCAGTGGGCATCAGGGCTTGCAGGGAGCCGAGATATGCATCTGCGAGTTCGTTCATGCGAACGTCACCGTGCCAAGTACCGGCAGTTCACTGGCGCCCATCGCGACATCGGCTACGGGGCTGGTGATGGTGTGATAGCGCTCGCCAGAGGCGATGCTAACCGCCTCCCATATCTTGCTCACCCGCGCGGCGGCGCCCGGTTCGCCTTCGCGCAAGAACAGGTCAACCAGCTCTGCCTGCACGGCCGTCCGCACGGCGGTCGTATCAGGCGAAAGGCCGGATACAGTAACGGCCACGGCCACTGCTTCCGGCGCCACCACATAAAGCTCGGTTGCAACCGGCCGGCGGGCGTCGATGTACTCATAGATGGTCGCCAGATCGCCGCTGTAATCCGGGCCACCATCGCCAACGGGGATGCCATCCTCATAGGTATCTTCCATGAGGAAGCGGACGGTTATGGTGCCGTGCCCCAATTCACGCGGCGCCACCCACGCCCGGGTCACCCCCGGCACCTCCAGCGCCCACCGTTTGAAATCGTGAACCGCGCCGCCCTGGGGCGGTTCCTGGATGCGCGATAGTAGCCGGGCGCGGAAAGCCGGATCGGCCTCCGCATCTGCACCGCCGGTGGCGCCGGGCGCAGAAATCGTGCCGGCGGTGGCTACGCCCAGAACACCCGATACCAGCGAAACAACGGTGCCCGCAGTGGCGTTGCCGGCAACGGCGCGGGTTTCTGCCTCGATCGTCACCGCAACAGTGCCCCCGGTAGCGGTCGCCGCTGCGGTAGTGATGTAACGCGCGCCGTCTGCGCGCTGCAACACTGTCCCAGCAGGCAACACTGTGCCGTCAGTCGCAGCAAACGACGCAGAGCCACTCGCCTTCTGCGGTGCCTTGCGTGCAACCCCCCAGGTGCGTCCCCACTCGTTCAGGTGTTCGCTATCGGCAAGCGAAGGGATGGCCTGCCGCGCGATGTAATCAAGATACCCGTACAGCCCGTCTGTCTGGCCCGCCAGGGCGCGGGCCAGCACCCCCAGCGCGCTGCGGCGCAGGCGGGCATCTGCGCCGGGCAGGCGGGCATTGATGGTGGTTTCAGCCTGCTCGATGATCTCGGCCAGTGCCGGTCGCGTGAAGCCGTGATCAGCCATTGGGCACCGCCCCCAAACGCGTCCACAGATCGGCGAACTGGAATTGGCGCAGAGTGCCGTCACCCCGATAAACCGTCACCAGCATATCGACCCGGTGCACTCCGTTGCGTTCCGCCCGCACATCAACGCGGGATGCCACACCATCGGTAACCAGCCACGCCAGGGCTTCGCGCGCATACCCCTCCGCTTTCGCGATGGTGGCCGGCAGGATCTTCTCACGGCTCAACAGCCAAAGCCGGCTGCCGATCTGATCGCCGCCGGTTGCAAAGCTGTCTGCCCACCAGCCCTGCCGGCTCGCCACACCTTCGGGCAACTGATCGTCTGTGGCAGCGCGCCGCCACGTGAACAGCGATATGATCACCGCTGCGGCCAGCTCGTTGCCTGTCGCCAGATCCGGGCCGGCCTGGATGAAATCGCCTACCGCGATCTCGGCATCCCAAGCCATCGCCAAATCGGTCATAGCGCCCGCACCTTTGCGCTGCCGGAAATGATTGGCCACTGGCCGGCAGATGATCCGGAGCCCACCTCGACCAAATCTCCGATACGCGCCACTGCCGGGCCACCCTCCCCGCCGAGATGAATATTGTTAGAGGTGATCACAACTGTACCGGCCTCTACATCGACCGCTTCTGCGCGCACTTCCACTATACCATTTCGCCGCAAGACTATGCGATGGCCATTTCCACCCTCATCTTCATCTGTATAGAGGGCGACTTCCCCGGATTGCAGAGGCTTTAGGCGATAGCGCCTGTCGTCCACTGCGATGCAAATCGGATGATCTCGGCTGCCGCCCAGGCACAGCACAATAGCCTCAGCACCTGGGTGCGGGCAGGATGTGAACCCGTACTGTTGGAAGCGCTCCACAGCCTCAGCAGGTTCACCTGCCAGGATTTCCAGTTGCACGCCCTGTAGTCGCAGGGCGTCGGAAACCAAGTGGACGACAGCCCGGGAAGCGACCATGCGGATGCGCGTCACAAGCGGCTGCAGGTATCTGGCAAGCTGGCGCTGCATCAGTTCGCCAGGATATCGCTGATCGCATCGCCAGTGCTTACCGGGCCGCTGGCCAACCCCGAAACAGTCGTTTCATCGATCATCTCTTTGGGTGGCGGTAGGAAGGCATCCGGCAACACCACTTCGAGGCGGACGAGTTGCCCGCCCTGGTCGTAGCTGTATTCAGCGCGCGATATCGCGAACTGGCCATGCAGGTGCAGCATGTCGTCGCGTACTTGCACCAACTGGCCCTCGCGCCATAGGGCACCTGCAGTGTTGCGCCAGCCTTGTAGGGTGTAGGTAGCCGCCACCGCGCGGCCGGCCCGGCTGCTGCGCTCCCATTGCGCACGCGCCTGGGCGCCGGCATTGGTAGTGTTGCTTTCGGCCACAATCACCAGCGGGCGCCAGCGCGGCACATTGGCATCCCGTGCAGTGTGCTGCGAATGGGCGGCTGCCGATCCGAAGCTCAGATCAGTTCCCGGCTGCTGGCCAATCACCCGATACTCGGAATGCCTGTCCAGCATCGAAAATTCGCCTTGCGCCCCAACTGCGTTCGTGCGGCCGCCCTGGCAGTAAATCGCATCGGTAGCCCGTGCGAAGGCGGGCGGGCCGATGATCAGATTGCCGGCGGAATCATCGCGCGCCAGGATCGCCCGCATCCTGCACAGGCGCTCGATGGCGGATTGAACGGTTTCGCCCTGCTGGATGCGGAATGCCTGGATCGGATCGCCCGTGCTGCCGCTGGTATGGATGTGCACGCCAAACGGTGCTGCCAACGCGGCCGCGATCTGCTCGAGCCTGATGTTCGACCATTGGCTTTGCCCCGTGGGGCTACAGTCGATCAGATCGGCAGTCTTGCTACGGCCGGAAACGCGGATCACATGCTGCCCGGAGCCGTAGGCCGGGCGGACGCTATCGACGTGGCCTTTGATGAGGTTTTCGCCGTCAACGGCCACGCTGCAAGCATCGCCCGGCCGGATACTCGGCACCGCCGTCGCCCCTGGCCACCGCTCTGATACCAAGCACTCGAATGCGCTCGTGAACTGGTCGATGGCCCTGGTCACCTTCGCGCTCGTCCAGCCATCGTAGGAGGCGCCGTTGATGTGAAGGGCGATGGTCACAGAACACCCTCAATCCGGCCGGCAACAAACGAAGGGTGCCGCAAGCCGGTTGCGGCCATCACATCCCGCGCCCGCTTGGCGTCACCGAATAGCTCATAGGCCACCACAAGGGCCGGCTCCGCATAGTCCCGCATGGCGTTGACGGTTATTGGCTGGCCCCGGGATGTGGCATCCCGCACAGCGGCGGCAGTAAGTTGGCGGATCGCCGCGGCAACCTTCGGGTTGGCCGCTTCTTCGGCTGCATCTGCGGTGGGCATGAAGTTCGCCATGAAGCCGCGGGCTTCGGCGGGCAGGGCGGTCCCATAGCCGGCGAACGCCGCAGCCATCTCGGTTGTCGCCTGCAGGCGGGTGAAGCTGCCCAGCACATCCAGATTGGCGATCTGCCGCAGCCTGGTCGATGTAGCGGCAGGTATGGCCGCGATATCGGGTGCCCACGATGCGAGGGATTGCGCGAAGGCGACTGCTTCGGCTGCACCACCGGCGGAGGCGATGATTTTGCGGCTATCCCGTAGCAGGGTGCGCACAGCACCGCCAAGGGCTGCCGGGGCGGGCAGGGGGGCCGTAGCGGCCCCGAAGGCATCAACGGCCGCCTGCACATCGGCAAGGCCGGATATGCCCGCCACAGCGCCCCCCAGGCCATCCAGGGCGTCGGCCACGCTATCGCGCACGAAACCCGGCATGCCGGCCAAGGTGAAGCGCTCGGTGAAATCCTGCAGCGCGATGGCGTCGAGGTCGGCCGCCGCTTGGCCAACTTTCCAGGGGGTATCCGTTACCGCCACCGGTGCGGCACGCTGGCCGGCCTCCACGAACGATATGCGGAAGTAGCTCGCGCGCTTCTTGTCCCAGGTATCCCGGACACCGAACCTATCGACCGCAACCTCAATCGATCCATGCTGTGGGTGCTGCAGGGTTCCGGGGCCGGGCCTTTCCAAGGCTGCCAGCAGGGCATTGCGGCGCGCATCAACATCGCCGCCGATCACGAAGGCATCCACCTGATACCGCCGGGCGGCGCGGCCTAGATCTTCCCAATAGGGGATATCGCGGCCGGGATATTCGTGCATCTGGCCGCGGCGGCCGCCGCTGTGTTCCGTGACATCGACTTCGAACGGAACGCCGCGGAAGGATGCCGGTGCGGCGGTCATTGGTGACCAGCCATAGCTATGCCGACATGCGTGTTGAGGTCGAACGGGGCGTCGGCGGTTGCATCAAGGCGCGTGCCCGGCTTCGCATCGTGAACATACATGTCCATGCGAACGCGCCCGCCCAATTGCGTGGGCGGCGGCGGAACTGCCAATTTCAGTTCATCACGGGCGGGGCCAAGACCGAACCCGCGAGGGCTGCCGCTTGTGCCGTGGGAGGGCTCATCGGTGAACAAGCCGCCGATGCTGTCTGTAAGATCGCCAACCCAGGAAAAGGCGCCCTCAAGATATTTCGCCGCCTTGTCGATGCGCGCCGTGATGCGGTCCCATACGCCCCCCATGGCATCGGCAAAACTGCTCCACTCCTTTTCCAGTTCGCCCGGCTTGAACCCCAACACTTTCGTTTCAAAGATCGCGACCGCTTCGTCCAGATGCCCTGTCAGGCTCTTCTTGATAAGGGCAAACGTTGCGTCGAACTTCGCAGTTTGCTCGTCCCAGAGCCTGCCGATGGGGGCGAGCAGTTCGCCTATCGGTGTTGCGCCCAACTCCCGCAACGCCGCCGCCCATTCGGGTTTGATCTGCTCAATCGGCCAAAGCAGCCGTTCCCAATATGCACCGCCGAATGTGTTGATATCCGAGATCGCGCGCCGGCTCATAAAGCGGCCAATATTCAGGATGTCCTGCCACATCCCGCCGAACCCCTCGCTTCCCTCCTTTTTGGCTTCTTCGCCCACAATGCCGATCTGCCGGGCGATCCATGGCAATTCATCCGCGAACCATGCCCGGATTTCATCCCAATAGAGGATGGTGCCGGCGGCCGCGGCACTGAGCGCTGCAAAGGCCAGGATCACACCCAGCACGGGCAGGGATATCGCGGCCATGGCTGTGCCCAGCAGTCCGAACGCCAGCGTCAGCCCGCCTATGGCGAACGCCACGGGCGATATCAGCGCGGCGCCACCCGCAATGATGCTGCCCCATTTCAGGACGGACGGGGGCAGCTTGCCGATGCGCTCCATAAGATCAACCGCGCCTGCGCCGATGCTTTTCATCGTTCCCAGGAACCCGTTCTCAAGGATGCCGAGCTGGGTTGCGGTGAAGGTGCCGGTTATTCGCCTCCAGATGCCGTCAAAGGTGCCTTCAACTTTTTCGGCAAACCTCTTTGCCGCACCCCCGGTGCCATCAAAGGCTTTGCTGAGTTCGACGGTTCTGCCGGATATTCGGCCAATTTGATCAGCGAGTTTCTTGCCGGCTTCCTCGCCGAAGAACGCCGATATCACTCCCGCGCGCTTGGCCGGGTCCATCCCCCGCGTGAACTTGTCCAGCCTCTCCAGGAGTTCGACCAGCCCCATGCCTTTGATCTGCTTGGCATCAAGGCCCATGTGCTTGCTGAGGGCGAACACCTTTGAGCGCGGATCTAGCGTGGACTTCTGGAAGAACGCCCATGCGTTGCCCATCAGCTCGCCAGAGGACTCGAACTTCATCTCGTCCATGGTCGTCACCAGTGCGACCAGGGCGCTGTTGCTGAGTTTCGCGACGTCTCTGATTCGGGCCAGCTTCTGTACGCTGGCCGCCACCTTCCCCAGATCGGCAGTGTTCGAAAGGCGCGATAGCACCGAATACATGTCAGCGAACTGGCGTGTGGTGCCCGCGCTGCTATCGCCAACCGCGTCCAGGGTATCAGTAAGCAGCTTGGTGCTTTCGGCCATTTCCATTCCGGTGACGAGCGCGAGGTTCCCGAGATCCGGCAGAACTTCCGCAGCCTTCTGGGCAGATCCGGTCAGGCTGACAAACTGCTCGGAAGCCTTCTGAACCTGCTCCAGCCCCAGGCCGCGGGCCACTTCACCTTGCATCGCCTTCTTGAGCTTCGTGCCGTACTCCTCCCAATCGAAGGCATCGCGCTCAATGTCGAAGTTCGCCCTTTCCCAGCGCCGGCCTGTGTTGGCGATCACCAGCCCTGCCGCCGCCACCGCGGCCGTCACCGGCGCCGTAACCTTCCCCATCCGGTTCATGCCGCGGGAGAACTTCGCGAACTTCTCGTCGATCCGGCCCAGCGGCCCGCTGAACCTGTCGGTCAGTTTCAGGAGGGCTGAGATGGAGAAATCAGGCATTCAGGGGCCGCACCTTCTCGGCCTGTTCAATCCAGAACAGGAATTCGTCGGTCTCAAGCTCGAACAGCTCCGATGGTGGCCAGCGATACACAGCGGCCAGGAAAGCTATTCCGTCTCGCCAGTTCCCTGGAACTTCTCCAAGAAAGGGCCGACATGCGTCATGATCGCGGCCGCATCGTCCAGGTCCATCGCTTCGACTTGCCGGTCGGTGAGGCCGCAGACGGCGCCGATGAATGCACAGGTTCTGCTGATGTTGCCCTTTCCCCGTTCGGCGGCGCGCACATGGGAAAGCTTCGGCCGCGCGATCTCGACCTCAGTGATCAGCCCATCAGGGCCTTCGATGGGATCGGCCAGCACATGCGTTGCCAGGATCGTCTTTGCCATCACGCGGCTCCCTTCATCTCGTCGGCATCCACAGCCTCGAACCGGACTTTGAACGTGCCGGAACTGGCGCTGATCTCGTAGGCGGCGGTTGTCCATGCCTCGCGGAACACGTGCGTCTTGCCGTTGCCCAGCTCCAGCGTCACGGTTGCGTTCGTGATGGCCTGCAGCTCTTCAAGCGAAAGCTCCGGCATGTCGTAGACATCTCCTTCGCAGAACGGCACCCGCGGCTTCTCGGTGAAACCGGCCACACCCGAAAGGCCAACCGCGCCTTCGCGCTCGACCGTCGAAGGGCTGGAGGTCCACTCACCGCCGAGGGTGTACTGCTGGCCGTCAACCTTGAGGTAGGCGGTGCCAGCGATGCGCTTGCCCATGTTCGCGCCTCCTGTGCGCTAGATCAGAACTGCAGCCGGAACTGAGCCAGCACCGCGAAGATGCGGAGGCCGTTCACCAGATCCGGGGGATAGAGGACGTTGATGCGGTTCGGATTGGTGGCATCGCGCTCAACAATCAGGGCGTTGCGAAACGCGGCCGCGTTCTCCGTGATGCCTTGATCCTCCAATGCGGCATAACCCGCGATCAGCTCCGCCCGGATCACATTCGGCGTGACGATCGCCTGCCCGCTGCCGAACCTGGTCCCATCGTTGGCCAACTTGTGCCGCGGGAACTTGGTCGTGATCCGCGCAGCCAGGAAGCGCAGCACATACTGCAGCGTCGCCAGCGTTTCCGTGTCCAGATAGCTGGCATCGGCCTGCCCGTAGGCGTTCTCCTGATAGGTCGTCACAGCGCGCTCGATGCGCATCTGCCCGCCATCGAAGTAGCAGGTCGCCACACCAGCATGCAGCAGGGTGTTCCGCTCCAGCTTCGTCCAGCGTGCCGAAGTGGCGGCAGGAAGCATGCCGATCAGCGGAAGCGTCTGCAGCGGCCGCGCCGGATCGATGGCCAGATGCCGGGCCGCCTGGGCGCCGTACATGGCCGCCACTTCCCACGGCGGTGTGGGGGCGGCGCCGTAGCCCATGCACGTGTGGTGCTGCCCGTTGCGTGCTGCCCCGAAGGTCTGCAGGTTGCTCACCGTATCGGTGTGCGCCATGAAAGCGTGACCGTAGAGTTGCTCGGTTGGCGCCCAGCGGCCGGCGGCATCGTTCAACAGCGCGTCGATGGCATCCAGGCTTGTGCTGTCGGTCCACGGATGAATGATCCAGTCGAACGCCTCGTCACCCAGCGCTGCCAGCGCCGTAGCCAGGGCAGGCGAGCTGGTTCCGTTAGCCATGGCTGTGATCGCCACAGTGATGCCGGCCGGTGTGGCCTCGCCCCCGAGTTCGCCGCGGTAGTTCAGGCGAATGTCGATCTTGTTGCCGGCCGCTCCTTTGTGCTTCGCCGTCAAAGTGACGGTGCCGGCATCGTTCGCTGCGGTGATCGGCAGATCGGTCGCCGCCGTGATTGCCGCCTCAATGGCGTCTCCCACTTCGGCCGCCGTATCCTCATCCGCAACCGCCACCTGCACCCGCTGGCCAGAGACGTACATATTGATGGTGCCCGCCGCGGTTGCCGGGCCGGTGATTTCCAGTTCGCCCGTCGCGGCCACCCCTGCCGCCGGCTCCGCCACCGGCAGCGCCCACAGTTCCGTCGCATCATCGTTCACCCGGAAGGCGGCCACCATGCGGGCCAGCATGCTGCCGTTGCCGAACAGCGTTTTGGCCTGGGCAGGGCTGGATACCAGAACCGGCTCGTCCGCCGTGGCGGTCCCGGCGGCCAGCTTTACGCCCATCAGCAGGGCGCGCCCGGCGCCCACCGAAACCGGCAGCGCCTGCGAACTGTCGACCTCGGCATAGAAAAGCGGGGTGCGCAGGTTGCTGGGAATGTTGTTGAAGCTGATTGCCATTACTCTGCCCCCTCATCCAGCCGGGGGCCGCCGCCCTGCTTTCCCTGTTCGGCATCCGGCAGGGCTGCCACATACAGCGCCCATGCTTCGTCGCGCTCTTTGGCGGAAACCTTCCGGCCAGCGGCAGCCGAAAGCGCGTCGCATTCGGGCTTGCCGGCCTGCGTCCAGTGTTCCGCGTTGCCCGGCTCCAGATTGCCGATTGCCAGCAGCAGGCTGTCCGGCTTTTCCTGGCCCATCAGGGGCGCCGCGGGGGCCTCCGCCCGGATCACGCCGCCATCCTGCAGGCGCCGATGCCAGTAGGCGTTCTCAGGCACGTTCCGCCCTTCCAGGGGCAGTGCCTGCCCGGTCACCGGATCGATGATCGTCTTGCCCTCGGCGGGCTTCACGCGCCACGTCACTGCGGCACCTCCAGGTCGATTGTTGCCTCGTTGCGGCCATCGGGTCCTGCATCCGCAAGATTGCCGTCGAAGGGTTCGATGGCATCCAGGTTGATGCGAACATCCGTGAAGTCGTCAGCGACTGGCGGCTCGTAGATCCAGTCATATTCCAAGCCGATTTCGACCACTGACGAGACGATGGGTTGCGCGGCATCGCCTTCGTACCCCACTCGCGTCCGGATGAACGCGATGCGGTTGAACTGCGTGATGAAGGCCGCATCTGTCAGAAGTCCGGCCTTGATCGTTTCCTCAATGGCCTCAACCCGCGCCGCCCAATCGTTCGATGACCCGCTGACCGAAATCTCAATCCGGAGCGTCGTCACTATGCGGTGCGCCGGCATGTGCGTTGCACCTTGCAGGGCGGCGCTATCATCCTGCGGCGTGTAAACCGCTATCTCAGGCAGGGCGCGCCTGTCGGCTGCATGAACCGGGCTGTCCTTCACAGGGAGGGCCGGCACAAGCGCCTCAATGCGTGCGATGGCATCCGCCCGGATGCGCGTGCGTTCAAGCATCGTCGAGTTCCATCAGCAGGCAGCGCCATTCGGCTCCGCTGTTGTCCTCGACCTCGACAATCTCGTAGCTGATCCCAAGCAGGGTTAGCTGATCGCCGTTCACTGGCGCCGCGTGCCCCTTGGCCGTGAAATCGGCTTTGCGGAACGAAACCGCAGGCACGCCCGTAGCGAACTCCTGTTCTCCACCCGCATCCACGCGGGCCGCCTGCCCTGAGGGTATGCCCGGTACATCGAAGGCGCCGCCCGCGGCAGGTGCGTAGTTCACGGTTTCACGCATGGCCACCTGGGCGATGCGGGCGCCATGATCCACCAGCCGCGCGAAAAGCGATGTGCCGGGCATATCTGCCGTACCCCAGGGCGCCTAGGCCGATCAGGTCAGCGTCGCGCGCACCAGCACTTCCGGCCGGACGCACATCGGCAGATAGTTCGTCTCCCCGTACAGCTCCACGCCCTTGCCATGCCGCATGATCTCGCGGCTCACGTACAGCCGCTGGCCGGGCGTGTTGACGGCCTCCAGCATGGTGCCGGGTGCATAGTATGAACGGAACGTCTGGCGCGTGCCGGTCGGGAAGATCCGGGCATCGCCCGCCGGCACGAATGGCCGCACATTGCCGGCTGCATCGGTGGCGCTGCCCAGGTATTCCTCGAAGGTGATGCCGCCATGCCAGAAGCCCCGGCGCACATCTTCGCGCAACGGTGCCTGGGTGGCCTGGAAATACTTGTAGGCCTCCGTCACCTTCGGGTGCGTGATCAGGCTGTCGAAGAAGGTCGTGCTGCACAGGGCATGGATGCCGGTGAACACGTCGCCCAGCAGGTTCTGCTCGATGTGGCGCTTGGCATCCATGCACTTGAGCAGAACGTCGGTGGTATCCGAGTCCAGGGCGAAGTCGACCACCTTCTCGGTCACGGAGAAATCCGTGAAGTAGTTGACGATTGCGTTTCCGCCGCTGTCGAGAACCTGACCGCCCAGGGCTCGCGCCATCATGTATTCGTGGGTGATATCGGCGCGAGCGGAGATGTCCTCAAGGCGCTCATTCACCTTGTCGGCCACCGCTTCCAGCCGGGCGCCATCGGTGGTGCCGGTATCGCCGAAGGCACGGACGTTCTGGATCTCGTCGGCCAGAAGCGAGTCCTCGATGGGGAAATGGGGGATGCCGAAATACTTGATCTCGCGCTTGCCATGGCTGGCCTGCGGCGCCGGTGCGCCACGTGGCACATTGTCCAGCAGCACCAGCACGCCATTCTTGCGCTCGATGGCGACGGCCGTTGTCGTCAGCGGCTTCGGGGTGCCGAAGATGCCCAGGCTGCCGACGCGGCCGTAGGTGTTCGGGACCAGGTTGACCGCTTCGGTCAAGGCGATGTTCGAGAACGGCCGCAGGTTGAAGATATCGACGATATTCATATGGTCAGGCCTCCGTGCGCTGCACGATGTGCAGCGATGCCAGCTCCGCCAGGGCTGCGGTCTTCTCGCCGCCGGTGATGCCTTCGGGCCAGATCAGGCCGGCATCGCGCACCGATGCGATGCGCCGCAGCAGAAGCGCGCCGGCCACATCGGCGCTCGTAGCGTCCACATCGCGCAGCAGCACCGCGGCCGCTACCTCGATCCCCGTATCGGCATCAGGGTCCAACTGGTCCCACTTGCCGGACGCCGTGATCTGCCCCAGGACAGTGCCCATCGCGAGGACCCCCGCACCGCTGACGATCGTCCCGGTATCGCGGCTGATCGGGGCTTCCCATCCGATCAGTTCATCCAGATACCGGCCCTCGGTGTAGCTCGTGGCCATGGATCACTTGCCCCCGCTGTTGTGGCGCGCGGCCATGCGCGCCCTGAGGAAGTCGGCACCGATCTGTGCCCCGCCGCCCCCGGAATGGGCGCCGCTGTTAGCTGCCGTGATCGCGGCGGTATCGGTGCCGGCCCGCGCCTGCAGCAGTGCCGTTCGCACCTGATCGGCACTCATGCCACCGCGGATCATTTCCGCAGCGCGTGCGCAGCCGGCGCCGGAAAGCTCGCAGAGTTCCAGGGTGGCGAGGGCGGACTGCCGGCCGGCGCGAAAGCCTTCCTCGTACCTGTCGGTACCCTCCGGCTTCGGCGGCTGATCGGTGGCACTCTGGCCGGCCGCGGCTGGCCTGCGGTTGCCTTCGCCCGGCTTGGGCGCAGCTTCGCCCTGATCGCCCGCGGCTGCCGCCTGGGCGTCATCATCCTTCGGCATATCTTCCTCGATGATGGTTGCGGTGGATGGCGCCCTCGCGATATTGGCGCCGGGGTCTGCCCCTACGGGCACAGCGGAAACCTCGAACGGCTCCCAATCGGTGGCGATCAGGACGCGGCTATCGCCTTCGCGCTTCCAGCGCGCCTTGTGGATCCAATAGCCGACAGAAACTGAACGCAGGATGCCGACCCGGACTTTGCGCGCGATCTCGGCGCCCCGGCCCTCGGTGTCGAAGCGAACCGTTGCCGTGCCCTGGCCATCGTTGATCTCAGCGCGTTCGATCACGCCGAGAATGGCGTCGGTGCTGTAGGTGTTATGGGCATCGACAAATGGGGCTGTGCCGGACTGCAGCCGTTCCATGCGGACGGCGCCATCATCCAGGCTCAGTTCCTCAAGGTAGGTTTCCCCGGTTTCCCAATCATAGCGCGGCACCCTCGCCCCGGTGGTCCAGGTGATCTCAACCGTTCCTTCACCGCGGGCGGCATCAACCGCCCGCACTTGGGCGGGTAGGTTTCGTGCTGATAGTTGGGCTCGCCGCTCTGGCATATTCGCTGGGTCGTCCGGTGGTTACCTTCTGATCCATCGATTTACCGATTATGCGTGAAAAAGAAAACGTAAAAATGCGGGATCTGTTACACCGTATCGAGTGCCAACGATCACCCATCACCTTCGGGCAAGGTGGTGCCGCGCCGGACAGCTTGCCGGACGGTCTCGGTTAGGCGGGCCACGTTCAGCGCGAGGGAGTTTGTTTCGACGGTGAGTTGCTTGAGGTCGGATCGGATCTCGCGCTTATCGGCGCTGATCTGCTCATAGATCCGGTCAAACCTCGCATCGGTCTGCTTCTCCAGATCGTCCACCTCTTGGCGCGGCGCCTTCTCGTCGTTCATTGCATACACCTTGGCGTCCAGCGCGCGGATCTGAGCCCAGATCACGCCCATCACGGCAAGCACTACAGGTACGCCGACGGCCGCTATCAGATTGATCCAATCGTCAGTGCCCATCAGCCCTCCGTCGCTGCAGGAACGGCCTCGTCGTTCGGCGCAGGGTCGGCGGCCGCGGGCTGCGCTGCACCGCCAGCAAAGCTGTAGGAAAGCCCAAGCGCCGCCTCGCGCGCCGCATCCTCAGCCTGCTCCCGGTCCACCTCCTCAACATCGCGGCCGCGCTCGGCAACAACCTGGGTGCGGGATTTGATGCCGGAGCGGATGGCAGCTTCATCCGCCGCCTGCTCATCCTTTGGATTGACGTAGCGCCAGCCGGGGGGAATGTACTCGGTGCGCAGATACAGCCGGGGCGTTATCCGGGCGCTGCCCGGAAGGCGCAGGGCGCCCGATAGGATGGCCTGCTCAAACCAGCGCTTGCGCACCGGGCGCAGGGCTTGGAACGTGAGCACGCCCTGGAAATACTCGTACTCCTTCTGCATCTCCAACAGCCCGGCACGGATGCTGGAAAAGTTGACCTGTGATAGATCGCCCGTCATCTGCTCGTAAGTCGCGCCCAGGCCGGCAGCGATGCTGCGTGCCAGCATCTTCATGTGAGGATCATAGCTGGCGCCGCTATCCTGGGGCGCCGTGAAGGTGATCTCTTCACCCGGCCCGAGAACCTGGATGCTGCCCGGCTCCCATTCGACAATCCCGGCATCGTTGTCGGAAAACTCGTGGTCGGTGTCTTCGTTCAGGGCGCCGGGCGACTCGTCGGATGGCTGCTGGATGAAGCCGGCAAGCATGGCGCTCACCTTCTTGCGGGCCAGCTCTGCCTCTTCGTATTCCCGCGTTTCCTGGCTGCGCAGCAGGATGGCTGCCGCGGCCGGAATGCCGCGCATCTGCCCTACCACTTCCGGGTCGTACATGTGCAGCACCTCGCTTGCCGGCACCGCCACCGTTTGCACTCCCGCTATCCGGCTGCCGTGCTGTTCGTGAGGATGGCTGCGGTAGAAGTGGTACGCTACCCGCCGGCCGATCTGATCGATCTCGATGCCGGCAATGATCGTATTGCCGTTCGCAGCCGTGCCATTCAGCTCGCACGGGCACATTTCCGCGGGCAGCAACTGGAGCTGCAATGGCACCGATAGCCCGTCATCGGGCCGCCGGTTCCGCAGCCGGATGAAGCAGTCGCCAGCCCGCATCTGCTCAAGGAACGCAAGGGAGAATAGCCCATCCAGCCGGTGCACCTGGTCCGCATCGGCCTCCCATGACCAGTCGCCCCATAGCCCGTTGATCTCTTCCCGCAGCTCCGGGCTTGGCGCCTTGCTGCGTGCCCGAATGCCATGCCCGACGACGCTATTGCGCAAGCTGCGGAGCGCGCGGCGGACCCATGGGTAGTTGGCGTACAGGTCGCGGCTGCGGGCGCGCAGAAGCGGCAGGGTGTAGGATAGGGCAGTGTTGATACCCATGACGCCAGGATTCCACTTCCGCAGCCTGCGGCCGGTGGTGGCGCCATCGAACATCCGCGACGATCCGCGATGCAGGTAGAGCTTTGTTCCCTTGATGCGGACAGCGGGGTAACGGCCCGCCTGCATGCCTGCCACTACAGCCCCCTGTTTGTGAGAACTCGGACCTGCCGATGGCGACGCTTGCCACCCGTCGCATCTGCGATCTGTCGGTCGATCCGCGCGATTGCTTCCCGGATATCCCGCTGGGAGCGGAATGCCGTTGACTTGTCGCCATGTGAAACGCTGGCGGCGCCCGTGTTGAGGACACTTTCCAGCTCGGCGCGCTGCGCCTGCAGCTCTTCGACAGTGGCCATTGCTTCGCCTACGGAAAGGTAAATATACCGGTATAGTATACCGCAACAATGCGTGGAATGAAAGGCGGGGAGGTGGCGAAATGCTACGTCACGGTCTTCGATCACTCGAAGCAAGGCGGCGGCGTGGTGACGTATGTCGGCGATAATGCGCCGCTGGGCAGAGTGAGGGCATTGGGAGCAGCATCCTGGATCGGATCATCGGCCAGGCGATGCGAGATGCGACCGGTCGTAGAAATCTGCAGGAGGGTAGTAAACAGACCTTATAGGTAGTCAGTAGAAGTTTCGATGCTTGAAAAGAGAGATATACGAGTGTCTATGGCAGATAGTATGGGTTCTATTCTAGAAAGATTTACTTCTATAGTCTCCAACATAAATTCAATGCCGCCAAAATGCGATAGTGAGACGGATCTTGTGTCAGTTGATGATTTAATACCAAATTCATACAAATCTGCACAAAAATTGAATCCTTCTAGCATATAGTCAACCTTTCTTTGCTCCATTCTGAAAAACGTATAGTCACATTCGAAAATTTCAAATCTAATAGATCCTAATTTATTCTTTATTTTTTCCGAAACAGAAGTTAGAACGTTGTTGTCATACGGGGCACGAAACATATCATCTCTAGATATGTTGGCAATTTCCGCATCCGATAATATTTCAGAAAACACCTTCTTCCATATTTTCAGATATTCATAGAATTCAAATACAGGATTTCTCAATTCCTGTAGTAACTCGGCTTCCTTCGAATTTCTTGTTATCTCTATTTGTTCTTGATGTCGCCTAATTCTTCTCACTTCCATTGTGCCAAAATACACTGCGACTCCAGCTGCCATTGCCGACGCGACAGCTCCGAACCAATCGGCATAAGTACCGGCCCGCATGTCCAGCACGATGAGCGGTCCATAGTCTGCCTCAATGCCTTTGCGGATCAGCAGAAGTAGAACGAACGCACCAACCACAACCCAGACGGCTGCCACCGCGCCCTTGATGGCAAACTCTATGATGCGTTGCAGCCGATCCCTATCCATGCGCCTGATGGTACCCGGGGCGCCGACCGCTTCAAATCCTCATTCGCCCCAGCACCCGGCGCCGTCGCTTGCCCTGGCGTCCGCCTGCAGGCTTCGGTGCTGGCGGCGGCGTATCGGCCATCGGCGTAGGCACCGCCCGCCTGCCGCCCGCCAGGGCACGTGCCACGGCGCCGACGGCCTGCAGCATGGCCAGCACATCTGCCGGCATCCGCTGTCGCCCGTCCGTGGCTTCAAGCCGCCGCGCCCGGTTGGTGATCGCCCGCCATTCCGCAGCCAGATCGACGCGGCGAAGCACGCGCAGCCCGTGCAGCGCAGCATATGCATAGACCCTGCAGTCCAGTGCCTCGTTCCGGCGCCGGCCGCGCGGGCGCCACTTGTGCACCCGCCGGCCCTTCTCGACGACCGTGAACTTTTCCTCTGCCGTTAACTGCCGGAAGTACTCGGCATCGCGATCCGCTGGGAACCACATATAGCCGGCGCCGGGCCGATCCATCTTGAGGCGCGCGTAGACCTGCTCCTTCGCGCTATCCACACCGACGATGTAGAGGTTCACGAGGCCGCGCTTTGCCTTCGTAGCGCGCTGCGGCCAGATCGGCCGCGGGCCATCCGCGCCCTTGATCGCCCACACATTGCGGTCATGCCGCTGCCGGCAGAAATCGTAGACGGCCTGGGTGTGGCTGCCGCCGCTATCCACGCAGACGGCGTGGCATGCCATTTCATCGATCAGCGCATGCGGGTATGGCGCCAGCGCCCACCGCTCGAAATCCTCCCATAACTCAGGTGTCGAAGGGTCGCCAAAGAACACCCGATACTCCAGGCTGAAACTCTCATCTCCAACGCACCAGCCAACCCGCTCGGCTTCCAGACGATCGTCCTGCACATCGCAGCCGACCGTGATGGCCACGACCCTTGCCGGCGCCTGATCGATCTCAAGGGCTTCATGTTTGACCCGTTCGTGCACCTCGCTTTCTTCGATGCGGTCGCTCTGATCCTTCCACAGCTCCGCAAGGCGGGTGTTGACGAACGTCTTCAACTTCACCGGATCGCCACCGGCGCCCTTGAACTCCCGCACAAGGGTGGAAAGCTTCACCCACGGCGAGTTGATGCTCGATAGCCAGTACCCGCGGCGACCAGTGAAGGGCGCTTGCGGCAGCCAGATGCCTCCACGGATCGCCTGCCAACGCGCGCTATCAGGCCATAGGGTGCCGCAGGATACGCAGCAGTATTCAGCCGTGCCCGGATCGGTGCCATTCCACACCACGCCGCCCAGGCCATCGGTGCCGGGGCGCCAGCGCAGCACCTGCCGTTCGCCGCAGCCTGGGCAGCCGATGTGATACTGCCGGCGGTCGGTATCGGCATAGCGCGCCGCGATGATGCTGGTAGCCTCATCGGTGCAACTGCTTACCGTGACAATCTTCCGATTGTGAAAGTTGCTCGTGCGCTTCTCAGCCAGATCAAGCGGCGCACCTTCACGCCCGGCTTCCAATGGGTACCGGTCGCACTCATCGGCCAGCAGCACGCGGATGGGGCGGGTGGCCAGACCCACCGGGGTATTGGTGCCGGCCATAGCCAGCAGCCCGCCGGGGAACTTCTTGAAGAGGGTATTATTCTCGCCTTCGCGCGCGTTCTTCGCGGCGACCAGGTCGCGTAGCACTTCGGTAACTTCGAGCATGGTCGCGATGCGGGAGCGGCTGAAATCCCGTACCATCTCGACAGTGGGCTCCAGAAGCAGCATCGGACTGGGATCTTGATGCATGCAGAACCCGATGATGTTGAGCAGCACCTCGGACTTGCCGAGCTGGCTACCTGCCCACCAGTCGATTGACTCGACCTCCGGGTCGGTGAAATCGGCCATGATATCGCGCTGATAGGGTGCCCGGCTGGTACGCCAGCGGCCCGGCTCGCTGCTCGTTTCCGAAGGCAGTTGCCGGTACCGATCCGCCCACTCCCAAACCGCGAGCGTGGGCGGCGGGCGGAAGCTGCGTGCAAGCGCCCGGCGGACCAGATCCGCGGCGCGGTCTGCATCCCGTTCGGCCACCTTGTCGATGTCGACAAGGTACTCACCGAACAGGTAGTCAATCTGCTGCGGCTGCTGCGGATTGTAGAACATCTCTGCCCGATACCTCGACTAGAGCGCCTTTAACCAGCTCCAGCAGTTCAGCCTCGATCCTGTTGGGGTTATTGATCCCCACGAGTACGGGCGCCGCGCGCTTGGGCAGGTTGAGCAGGTTCTGGCGAACCGCGACCAATGCATCATCAATGGCCATGCCTACCGCATCCACCGAGATGAGCGCCCCGTAATCCTCCAGGGCGCGAAGCTCGGCACGGGCGGCATCGGCGCGCTCCTTGCGATCCTTCGCGGATGGCTCGCGCTCGGCCTTGCCGGGGGCGGGCGAGGAGGGCGCGGCCTCCATACCGATGCGCTTAGCGACAATCCAGCGGAAGCACTCGGCGGAATTTAGGATGTTTGTTCTTCCCTCAAGACGAACAACCGGCATGCCGGCCCGAACATACTGACGAAGTGTGGAAACCTCCATGCCAAATGCCTGCGCGAGATCCGGCAGCTTGTATTCCCTGCCAAGAGGTTTCACGGTGCGAGGCGGTGCCATTTGAGGATGAGTATCTCTCTATACCTGAAAAAGGTCGTACATTAGCGACGAAATGCGCTGCGCGCGGGACCCTCGAGGGTCCTCCCCCTGGGAAGAACCTAAAGCCATCCTAGTTTACCCATGCCGGCCATGAGGTATTGGGGAAGCCTTCCGACCTTCGCGCCTATGTAGCTCACAAGCACGCCCTTTTCCCCTTCCTTCATTCCAGGGCCATTCATCGCCCTGGAATGGGCCATGGCATCTTGGTAGCTATCAAATTCGCCGCGACCGAGCCACATTATCGCAACAAGCTCCTGTAGTTTTTGCGCGGAAAGTGAGCGAAGTGAGTCGATAAGTTCCTTCCTAAATCCGCGCGGTGCTTGGAGCGCTTCCTCTGTGATTTCATCCATCGTGTAAGAACGAAGTATTGCCGCGGGGTGCTTTTCGTTTTGTTCAGCTACCCAATTTCTTGCAATCGAGATCACGACCTCAACTTCATGCTTCTGAATTTGCATTTCTTCTGAACATCCCCATCCAGTTCAAGGACGGAAGGTTAACACAGGTTTCCGTGTGCAACCGGTAGAGAAATTCGGACGGCGCATCTCAGGTTCTGACCTCGGCTCTAACCGACAGGCTGCACTTCCAGCACATCCAGGTAGAGGTCGACGAGCGCCTCCTGCTCCGTCCGATCCGCCTTATCCATCTGCCGAAGCCGGATCACCTGCCGGAGGATCTTGGTATCGAACCCGTGGGCTTTGGCTTCGGCGTAGACCTGCTTGATGTCCTCGGCCAGGGCTGCCTTTTCCTCTTCCAGCCGCTCGATCCGCTGGACGATCTGGCGAAGATGTTGGCCCCCGAATTCGCTCATGGTCTTCCCCTTGGTGGATCTTATCGGGCGGCCCGCACAGCCTGCCGGATGGCTTCCTGCATATGCCGGGGCAGCTCCCGCTTGGCTGTGGCCAGGGCGATGGCGTGCAGCGATATGCGGGGCTGCACCTGTTGCTCTGGCACGCCCCGGTACAGCAGGCGGATGCGTTGCCTGCTGCCTTTGCCGGTGCGTTTCAGGACCAGCAGGCGGCGGCCCTGGCGGATGGTGTAGACGCCCTTTTCGTCGAATACGGCACCGGGCCGCTTCCGCTTGGGTATCCTTCGGGTCTTGTCCTGCCGCACCTCAATTGGCTGCCAGCGGTATCGGGCGTTCTGTGGGCGGCGGATGTTGCTGTGCTCATCCAGTTGATCCGCCATGAACCAATCCCGGCTGCCCACCTTGGCGGCCATACGTGCGATGCCGTCCCGCTTCTCGGCCCGCTCCACCCGGATGCCTTTTTCCGCCCATGTGTTGCGAAGCGTCAGATGCCCTCGCATGGCATCCTGCACTTCCCCTTGGGCACCCTTCGCCGTGCGGGTCAGTGCCAGGGCTGCCGCAAACGGCAGTTGCCGCCGCGGTGCCGATGCTAGGAAGCGGCGGAACCGGGCGTCATCCAGGGTGATCGAGGTTTCAAGCGCAGGCTGTGCCATGGCGGAAGTGTTGCGCAAAAATACGCGATCATCAAGCGGTTTATGCGGGATCTGGGGCGGTAAATTGTGGAGGGTATGGGGCGAGGGCAGAAGGGGCGGGTTCTGGGGTGGGGGAATTCGAGCCGCAGGATTTCCTGAAACGGCCGCGGGATCAGCTCAAGATGTGTAACCTGGTGTAATTTTACTCTAAGAATTTTGTTACACCGGAGACCCGCAGAGAACCTACATTCTATCCTATGTGTTACTAATGTTACTTGTGTACCTAGATAACAGATATATAAGGGTGCATTCTCCATTTCTGCATATTTTAGTATTCATATTGCCAAAAGGGGTAATTGATATGCCCCAATATGATATCACCACCCCATTACACCCCTACATGCAAAACCGCGGTTACACAGGGCACACCGGTTACAGCGTTGATCTATAAGGGAAATTCGTGAAACCGGCTGTAACCGGCAGGCGCCAGGGGGTTACACCGCGGGTTTCGCACTCGAAACCGGAAAACGGCTAACCCATTGAAAAACCTATATTCCGGCTTGGGATCTGGGTGCGACCGCAATATCGTGTCGGATATTGCGGGAAAATTCCGATGCGGAGTTGAAAACCGTAAAAATACCGTATAAATATCAATTCCAGGCAGGCCGGAATTGCAGGAAGCGCAATTCAGAAATGCGCTGAATGCAATTCGGAAATGATTTCTGCCTACGATGGGAAACGGGAAATGAAGCGCGGAAATGGTTTCAGCATATCTCGGTAATCCAGCCCATTTAACGGGGAAATGGTTTCTGCATAGTCCCGTAGGCACTTCGCGCAATTCGGAAATGGCCGCTGAATACGATGGATATCAGAAAGGGAATTCGGAATTGAAAATCGGAAGCTCTGAGAAGCCTCGCAATCAGGTCGTCCGGATCTTCCTGGCCCGTTCGAGCGAGTCAGTCGAGGCGGTTCAGGTGGGGGAGATCGCGTTGTTCCGCAGCAATGGCGGCATCTATGCCTACAACGGATCGGGTTTCGGGCTGATGGAGCCACTGGCTGTGCTGCCGTGCGGGGATGGCAGGTGGCGGGTGCAGCTTGGCCCGTTTGCGGGCGCAGAGGGTAGCGACTGCCGGCAGTTTGGCAGCTTCCCGGCTGCCGCGCGGTGCTTCATCCGGCATGGCCGTAGGTTGCGCGAGCGCGAGGCTTTGGCCGGGGCTTGCCGGGCCGGTCTGGGCGCCCCCGTCCATCATGCAGGTCAGGCATAGGGGAGCACTGATGTCTGATGCCCCCAGGCGCGCGCCGCGCCATCGTTCCGCCCTACCCAGGCAGCCACCATGCTGGGGTGATGCGCCCAGCCACCAAGGCCGCCACAAGGCCGCTGTTGCGATCCGCTGCAGCGGCCTTTTTCGATTCCATTCCTGGGCTGATTCCCACTTCGGCGCGCTCAGCACCTAAGCGATTGATAATCCTACCGGTTTTGCCGATTTCCGTTCCTGTGGCCAGCGGATGCCGTTGTCGGTAAAAATGCGCGACTGTGCTTGGTAATAAATCCTTGAACACGGTATAAATACCGCATAGCCTGTCCGCGGATCTACAGCCGCGAAAGGGGCGATGCATGACAATTCAGGAGACTGAGGCGGCCGAGGCGCTGCGCATCCTGCTGGATGCCGTGGCGGGTGCGCCGGTGAGGTACGCGCCGCGGGGGCAGGATGGCCGGCTATGCTGGACATCGCGCGGCGCGTTGGTATCCGGTGCCGCTGCAGATGCGCTGCGCAATGCGGGACTCATCGAGATCAGCGCTGAGGACTTCGCGGGCACTGGCTACGCCACTGCCACCCCCCGCGGGGAAACGGCCGCTGGCAACGCCCTGGCGGAATTCCGTGGCTACATTCAGGCGGCTGCGGCGCCGCCACCATCGGCCGCAGTGCTGGGCCAGCCGGTAGCGGGCTGGTTGGTAGATGCAGAATTTGACGATATCGACGAGCCGCCGCCACCCTATCCGCTCGACCGCGACGGCGTGCCCGATATCACGGGTGCCACGGCCGCGGCGTTGCAGCTCATGGAAGTGCTGTGTGCCTATGGCCCTCCAGCGATCTGTGCCGATGGCCTGACGAGCACCCACAGCATAATTCAACGCTGCGGCCCGGCCGGGCTGCCGGTGCGCGCCAGCATCGATCCGGAAGATGCTGCCCCTTTGTACCGCGCCGGCTTGATCGACTACAGCCCGCACCCGATGCGCGGCATGTACTGCAGCGCCACCGATCTAGGGCTTGATGCTTGGGCGCGCTACCGGGCCGGGCAGGAAGAACGGGCGCCCCAGGCGCCGGCGGATCGCCCGGCCGATGAAATCGCCAGGGCAACCCCGCCTTACCTGCTGCACATCATGTGCCGGCTGCATGAACACCAGATGCAGCGCCGTGAAGGCGTGCCGCATTGGTGGCTCGAAGATCACAAGGAAGATTTCCGCGCCCTTCATGCCCGCGCCTTGATCGATCACACCCCAACCGGCCCGCGCCTTACCCGCATGGGGCGCCGCGCCATCGGGGTGGCGCTGTGAACGGCGCCAGGATGCCCCGCGGGGCGGCCATGGTGCCGCCGCACATTGCGGCGGGCGCAATGGCATTATCGGTGGCCTTGCTGCAGCGCGGCGCCACAGTGCGGCGCACCGATGCTGGCAACTGGATCGCCCATCACGGGCCGCACACTATCGGCATTTTCGGCTCCGATGTAGGCCAGCTCCTTTTCAATAGCGGCTACCTGTTCCGGCTGCCCGAAACCGAAACCGGGATGAAGGAGTATCGGCTTTCCGACGATCGTCAGCTTGTGGGCGGCACCTACTGGCTGCCCCTGATCGATGGTGTGGCGATCAGCTACGCGGTGCAGGAAAAGGAAGCCAGCAATGCTCGGTAATCCCTGGATCGATACAGGGGCGCCGAAGGGCTACGAGCGGCATCGGATCGCGCAAGTTGCCTTGGCGATGCTGCAGGTGATGTGCACCGATCCGAACGCCCGCGCCATGGCGATGCCGAAGGGAGGCAAGCCGCATGACATCGAGGATGTCTGGCGGGTGTTCAGGGCGGTTCCCGTTCAAGGCGCACCGCAGCCGGTGCCCTTATTCCTGGGGGCGTTCCCGGCAACTGCGGCGCGCAGTCTGATCGAAGAGGGGTGCATTGATGCCGTGCCCGGCGTCGGCACATGGCGCGTCACTTCGGCCGGCCTGCAGATGGTGGCGGCTGTGATGGAAGGGGCGAAAGCCTTCATGGAAGCCAGCGCCCAGGCGGCGAGGGGTGGTTGACCCCCACACCATCACAGATGCCCGATGGGAACCGCGCGGAAACGTCCTTGAGATAGCCTGCCGTGCGGCAGCCCGCCCGTTCTACCACCGCGCCGATAGGTGGCAGATAGATTGCCCGCATTGTGGCGCCCGCGGGAACCTGGGGCCACTTCGCAAGCGCTTCCTGCAGCTTCCTTGGGGTGTGCGCACAGGGCTTCGGGTGTTGGCCTGCGGCCGGCGCAGCCACATTGCCAAGGCGCCGTTATGGGCGGCGCTGGATACTATCGCGGCAGATCATGGGGTGCGCTGTCTGATCGAAGGCGGCTGCCGTGCCAGGGGCGACGAGCCGCCCGGCGCGGATGAGATCGCGGCAGCCTGGGCTGACGATCGAGGGGTGCCCAGGTTCACATTCCCCGCGGATTGGCGGCGCTATGGCAGGGGGCCGGCCCGATGCGGAACAGGGTGATGCTGCGCGATGGACGGCCGGAGCTGGTGGTTGCTG